GATTTTTTATTTTCCATATAATATAATTTGTAGTTTGCAATCGCCCCGTAGAGCGACTGCATCTACAGTTAGATTAATTTAATCTTTTTTCTATATTGGAGTAAATCTCCATACCTTCATCAGTTTTAAACCAAGCGGCTAAAGCTGAGTAAGGATGTTCATCAAATGGAACATTCATTAACTTTCTATCGTTAGAACCCCATGAAAAAGTTCTTTGATCAGAAGATAATTTTAATATACCCATTTCAGTTGCTTTAATACCAAAGTTTCTAAGTTGAACATTATCATCGTTTACTAACTCTAAGAATAACTCAGGATTTCTTTTAGCATATAATAATAAATCTCTTTTAAGTTCTTTAGAGCTCATCTCTGATACTTTAGAACCAATCTCTGTACGCATGATAGCCTCAGCCATATCAATGTCAATATTTCTAGCAGCATTTAACGCTTCTATTTCCATTTCTAACCAAGCTATTTCATTTGTTGCTACAGCAACTGGTTTTTCTTCATAAAATATTTTCTCTTTATCAGGGTGATATAATGAAAGTAATTTTTGTAAAACTGTTTTTTCTTTTTCAACAATTAACATGCCATTTCTAAAGATAATATGCTCTAATCTTTGATCGCCTTTCATTTCGTCAACAAAAACTGTTTTTTGGTTTTGACAATATTTAAGTTCTCTTTCGTAACCTTTTTCTTGATCAAACCAATGTATATTAGCGGATCTAATAGATCTTGATATAGGTTTTTTACTACCTTTTAATCTGTATATTCTATCTTTTAATTCCCAACCGTCACTTAGTATTGGATTTTTCTTTTCAACTCTTTTTGGTTTTGGAGTTTCCATCACCGATGTTTCAACTTTTGGTTGTTCTACAACCTGTGGAGTTGGTTCCACTTCTGTGTTTTTTGTTTTTTTTGCCATAATATAATATATAATAAAATTAATAAAAATAAAGGGTCGAGGCCTAAGCCCCGACTCTTTAAAATAATTGTGCTTAGTTCATTAACATGAAATTGTTAGCACCTTGTACAATTAAACATCTTTCAGATAAATAGTGTACTTGCATTGCATCAAGCGCAGACGTAGCAGCACCAACAGAACCAGTAACCCAAGTTTTCATTCTTCGGTCATCAGTTTGTGAAGCTCTATATCTAACATGTAAGAAAGGACGTTTAAGGTTTTTTCCTAGCGATTGGTCATAAACTGAAGAAGTACCAGCTGGAATAATAACACCACGGATAGCTGCGCTACCTGCTCTATCATTAATACCACCTCTTGTAGCTTTGTCATTTAAGTATCTAAAGTCAGACTTGTAAAAATCGTAAGATCCACGTCTGAAACCAGAGAAACCTAAGTTTAATGCCATATCTTCTGAGTTGTCAAATACTCCGTAAGAAGTACCACCAGCCCCATAAGAATTCATTGAAGCTAACATATCGTCAATAGCTAAACTAGTAGCTCTATTTACAAACATCATGTTTTCTTCAATAGCACCGTTTTTATCAAATTCTGCTAAAATAGCATCAAACTCAGCTAAATCAGTAGCAGCGTTAACACCAGTAACACCAGAAGTTAAATTACCTCTAGCTTCAATAGCAGCAAATAAACCTTCAGTACCAGCACCATCAGCGCCAGCATCAGCACCACCTCTAATTTGTTTATTAGCAAAACCAATAGCAGAGTTAGCAGCTGTTTTTTCAGCTTCAATCATACTCATCTCTAAGTAATCAGTAAAACGTGCTCTTGTATCGCCTTCAGCTTTTAAATACCACATATAACCAGATTGACCTTCTTCTCCAGAAACTTCAACCCAACCTACTTGAGAAGCATCAGAACCTGAAACTTCGTAGTAGTCTTTCATTATAATTGGCTTATTGTCAAAATGCTTAAAAGTTGGCTCAATAGCTTCTCTTCTATCAGAACTGTGAGTACCAGTAACATCAGAATAAGATTGACCTTTACCATACTCAGAGCCAATAACTAGTACAGTAGCAGCACCATCAGATAAAGTTGATAAAGCAGCTGTAGCATAAGGTTCAACTGAAACCAAGTTTGAATCTGGGGTTTCAACAACTAGTGCTTTAACTACAACACCAGATTGTGCTATTAATACTGTATCATTAACTCTAATAGCATGAGTTCTACTTGTTGTAGAACCTACTGTAGTATCACCGTCGATATCAGCAGTAATTAATAATGTACCATTTGTATCACCATCAGCATCTACTGTAGCAGTATATGATAAATGTAACCTTCCTTGTTCAGACCATACAACTTGATCAGCTGTCATAGCCTCTTCAGCTCCTACTTGTGAAAGAAATCCTGAAATTGTTCTGTTTCCAAAAATCTCAGCTTCTTTTTCCATAAGATCTGGTAAATATTGTTGCGCCCAACCAGCAGTAGTTGTACTCGTAAAATCGATATAATTCGAAGCTAGAGTTTGTTGTGCCGGAGCTGGAGCAATAGTTCCCGAAGGAACACCTGTAATTGCCATAATTTATTTTTTAAATTGTTATTTATTTTTATTTTTAATTTTAAACTTAAAATCAGCAGCATTATCACCTAACACTTTAAACTTCGTACCACCCGCTTCTATTTTACCATGACTTTGTCTTGGATTCATATCTACGTTTTTAGATTTAGCAATACTATTTTTCATAGCATCTGCTTTTCCTTGTTCGTAAAAGTGTTTTGCAACAGCGTCTGCATTCATTGCTGTATATAAAGATTTATGATAGCCTTTAGCGTCTATTAAAGTAGAATTTTTATCTAAAAACTTTTTAGTAAAATTACTTATATCGCTTTGAGTATTTTTAATCTCTTCAGCATTGTTTACATTAAACCTGTATTTTTTATCACCGACGTTATATTCAAAACCTTTGAACTTGTCGTTAAAAACTTGATTAGTTTTTTGTGTAAAAATATCAGAGTTCTTTTTAACTGTTTTTTGAGTTGCTTCTGACTCTTTGTTATATCTATTAAAGAAATCTACAGCTTTTTGTTGCTCACTTGTAAGCTTGCTTCCAGCTTTGATATCTTCATAGTATTTGGACTTTTGCCCGTCCAGATGGGCTCTAGCGTTGGCAACTTGCTCTTTTAACGCTAATTTTTTTCTTCGTACATCTCTTTCTTCGTCAACTTCTTCGTCATAAGAGAACGAGTCTTCCATAAGGAAGTTAATTTCTTCATTGTTTAAATGAGGTTTTGTTTGCCTGTAATATTCATATAGTAGATTTTGATCATCTAATTTTGAATAATCTTGATTAAGCTTAACGTAATCATTTATGTCACCACCAGTTTCTTCCATAAAGTCCATTAACTTTTGAATATTTTCTGGTATTGGTTTTCCAGTAGCTTCTGCTTCAGCAATAGCTTCTTCAACTTGTTCTTCTACTTCTGTAACTTCTTCTTCAGTAGCTTCTTCAGTTATTTCTTCTAGTACTGGAGTTTCTTGTGCTTCTGCTTCCGGCTGTACTTTTTCTTGTTCTTGTGTGGGCTCGGCATTTTCAGACTCTGTAACCACTCCGCTGTCGTCAGCGTTATCTTTTTTAGTTTCATTTTTTTCTTCTGGTTTTGGTGGTTTATTTAAATCTACCTTTATAACACTATCGTCATTTGCAGATTCAAATTTACTTTCATCAACTTTTACCACGTTTTCATCACCTGGATCTTGTTGGTTTTCTTGTGTAGCCTGTTCAACTACTTCTTCTAATTTTTCTTCCATAATATAATATAATAATAATTAATAAATCCCTACTTAGGGTCAAAACTACCTAAATCAAATCCTCCACCTAGTATATCATTACCTGCGGACTCAAAGTTTTTAGGTGGTTTACCACTTTTTCTTTGATCAATCATTTCTGATTGTTGTGTAGCTTGTATTTTTGTTCTTTCGTCTTTTCTATCTTCTTTTTGTTTTTCTCTACTTTTCATACCTTCAACCTCAATACCTTTCAATTGCATACTATATTGAAACTCTAACTCCATTAACTCTTTTTTGTGCATAACTTCTTGTTGCATTTTTTGAGCTTGAATTTGTGCTTTCATTTGTTCTAACTGAAGCTCGCTTTGAGTTAAAGCTTGGTTTTTTTGCATTTCAATTTGAGCAGAAGCTTGTGCAGCCTGAGTATTTGATTGAGATTGAGCTTGTATATTTTCTAGCTGCAACTGTCTATCTTTTTCTTGCTTTTTAGTTCTTCTTATTTTAAGAAGTTGATTAGCTAGTTTTATATTTTTTATTTCTCTAAGATCAATAGCATCTTCTAACTCTATACTTTTTTGTTGCAACGCCATTTGAATATTATTTTCCAATATAGCTTTTTCTTCTTCGTCTGGTTGTAATGCTATAAATATACCAAAATCATAAAGATGTAACTTAGATATTTCTTCTAATGTAGCCATATTATGAACACCTATAGCTTGTATAAAAGCATCTTTAGTTGGTGAATACTCTATAATATCAGATATTCTAAGTGATAAACACTCCGCTGTTTCAGCTGTTAAAAATAAACCAGCTTGTAATATGTGTCTAGTTGCCGTGTTGCTATTTGCTGCAGCTAATTTTTGCACACCTACTAAAGCATTTTTATCTGGCATGCTACCATCTCTTGCTTCGTTAAGCCCGGTTACATCTCTTATCATTTGTAAATAGTAATTATAATTAGCTATAAGTGCTTGCATTTTATTACCACCACTACCAGATGTAATTTCTTGAATAGGTACTTTACCTGGATTCATATCACCTTCTGACGTGAAACTTCTTCCTATCACGGATCCAGTTTGGAAAAACATATTTAAAGCTTCTTGTGGATTATAATTAGTTCCATTACCTAAATCAACTTCTGCTAATCCATCAGCGTCTAAATAAACACCATCAGGAACCATCCTAGCCATTACTTGCTGTAGCTTTAAATGAGTTAATTGAATCATATCAGCAAAACCAGTTATACGTTTTACTAATGAATCAATTCTACCATCATACATCCTAGGTGCAACTATAGCGTAATTCATTTTTACTTTAGTATAATCACTTTTAGGACGCATCATGTTTTTTGACATCTCCCATTTTAGTAATTTATCTGTACCAAGAATCATAGCTCCATCGTAAAGAGTTTCTATAGATCTTAACATTCTACTAAAACCCCCTTCCATATCTGCAGGCGGATTAAACTGATCATCTTTAGGTATAATTTTATCAGCACCAGTACCAGTTTCTTTTACTTTGTAAACTTCATTCATATATGTTTTATAGTTAAAGTATAAAACCTGAATAGTATTATTATCTTCTCTGTCTGAAGAGTATCTTGAATTATAATTATCTCTATAGTAATCTTTGTTTTTCATTATATCTTCAAGATCACTTTCAGATAAATGTGGAAACTCTTTAGCTAATTCGTTTACTGGAATACTTTTAACTTCGCCAACATAGTATATATCATCAAAATAAGGAGAATCAGTATAAGAATAAACCAAGTCAGCTGGATCTACATAGTCTATAACAACGCCTTCAGATGTATTAAAAGAAGTTTTTACAGCACCAATACCAAGAACTGTAAGATCATAATAAAATCTTTTCTTTATTAACTCGTAATTATTACCTTCCATCAAAACATTTAACGCTTGTTCTTCCGCAATCTCAACAGCTTGTTTATATGTAAGCTGCATGTGTAGTTGTAGCTCTTCTGTTGTTTCTGGCAAGTTTTTTTCTTCGCTTTTTCTAGTATTTACTCCAAAGTTTTCAACTGCAAATTGATCAAACTCTTTAAATTCCATATCACTCATTATAGCCTCCATATAATCAGTTCTTTCTTTCATGCCGTTGGCATCTTGAGAGTATGCTTTTATATCATAAGTTCTTTCAGCTATACCATTAACAACTATATCTACAAACTTAGAAATAATTGGCACTGGTTTCCAGTCTAAATTTAAATAGGACAAATCACCGTTTATAGATAACTCGTCCTTATATTTTTGTATAGATTGCTCACCTCTAGCGTATAATCTTAAATTATGAAAATCATTATAGTTATTTCTATATCTATTATTACTTCTATCTTCGTTAAACCACTCTTGCTTTATTGCTTTACCTACTTTTAAACCATAGTCATAGCTTAACTTTTCAGCGTCACTAACCGTTTGGCTTGGAAAATAGCTTTTGCTAGAATATGCCATATGTTTATTTTATTATTTGTGAATTAGTTCCAGTATTACTATACTTAGAAATATTTATGTTTAATTTAGGCCTTTCAACCTTTACGTTTGGCGCATACAAATGTCTATTGTTAGCCATAATTGCCAACCCAGAACTTATTGAAGCATCAAACTTTGTTCTTTTGTTTATATCAAACTTACTCCAATCGTTTAATAGAGCATTGAAGTATAAATCTCCAAACGTTCCATCTTGTTTCATGCCTACGTGATCTTGTATATACATTTCAATCGCGGCAGCATGTGCTTGTTTTATATCTTCAGAAGAGTTAGGTATGCCACCTACTTCTTTTTCAGCTACAGATAACTTATTCCAAACTTTATCAGGTCGATTCATGCTAAACCCTCTGTAACCTCTACGTCTTAAATAGTATAAAAGACGTGGTTTATTGTTCTCTGCTAGTATTGGCATGCCGTAAAATACTAACGCCATCAATACATCTTCAAAGAATATTTCAGCTGTAGGTGGTCTTGATAAGTATTCTAAAAAAAAGCTATTCGCAGGAGCGTCCTCCATACTAAACTTGGTTAAGCCGTGTAATGCTCCTTTAGAACCTTCTCCATCTACAGTTCCTGATATATCATAAGAGTCACAACCAAATGCTCCCATGTGTTCATTACCAGGATATTTTACACCGTTTTTAAGTACCACTCTATTTTGTAGCTGCTGAGGTGGAACCCAGCTAACTTTAAATCTACCCTTTGGGTCTGGATAAAATATAACTTGAGAATCTTTAACGCCATTAACCCATTGAAAATTACCAGTTGTAATACCTAGTGTTCTAGACATTTCCTCGTTATAATCTATTTGCTCGTATATTTTAACTAAATTAAATATACTATTTTTAGTCTCATCTCTAAACGCATGTTCTTCGGTTCTAGGAAACTGACGGTAAAATTCATTTAAAGCATCTTGGTCTCCTTTTAAACCTTCAGCTTCGTTTTGCCAATGATCTACTACACCTACATCTATTAGTTCACCGTCTGGGGCAAACACATCTGCGTCAGGAGTAGTGAATACTGGAACTCCGTACTCATCAATAAATCCTTCGTAGTTCCATTCCATTGGGATGAACAAAGAGTATAAACCAGACTTTGTCTGACCATTTCTATTTCGCTTAGTGACATCTGATGCATTGTATAATTTTTTAAAGTTATCACCTCCTTTGTCTAAAGCGTTTGATGTTGAACCCATCATACACTTACCTATAATTCTACTACCTAATCGTAAACATGTTTTTGTAACACGCCAATTGTTTAATATATTATCAGGTCTTTCCCATTTACCACTTTCATCATGTACTAGTAATGCCAGTTTTTCACCATCATAGCTATTGTCACCTGTGTTCTTCCAGTCAATTGTTGTATCTAATCCTTGTATATCTTCTAGCTTTTCGTTAGCTGTAATCTTTTTTCTTGTAAACTTACTAGCAGGTACTCTATACGCAAGCTCAGACTTTGGTCTATCCATACCATCTTGAATAGGTTTAAAGAAAAACGGGTAGTTTATACTAATAGGTACAACTTTATCAGTAAACATTTTTTTCGCGTCAGCACCTGTTTTAGATAAGATACCATATCTACTATCACTCGCTAATGTAGCTAAATTAACTGTTTCAGCGCTTGACATAAAAGAAAAGCCAGAACGACGGTTTTTAAGGTAAGACATACCATAACATCTTTTATCTGCTTTACAAGCTTCCCAGAATATATAAAACAATCTGTTTGCTTCTCTAAAGTCTGGTGCACCTACATCTATTTTACTCCATTGTAGATACATGTAGTGTGTACCTGTTATATAAGTTGGCTTACCGTTGTTAGTAAACCAAAAACCTTCGTCTCTTCTTTTGAACTCTTCGTCTATATAATCATACCACTGTTCTTTTTGCTCTTCAGGATACGATCTCCAGTCAAATATATTTTTTAAACGTTCTAAATCTTTTGGTTGTTTAAATCTTACCCACTTATTTAACTCATGTATGTGCACTCGCACTGGCTGTTTTGGCAGCGCGATACGCAAATTTTGTATTTCAACCACTTCACCGATTTGCCCAGTTTTTGAGATAACCACGACATCATGTTCTTTATCATATCCATATTTCCATTTTTTAGATTTGTTAAGCCGACTAATAGTCGTGCGTTTAATAGGTTCTATTATTTTAACTAAACTTTGCTCGTACATTATTTAGATCTACCTTCTGCGAATCCTTTAAAAGCTTTTTTCTCTGTCTCTTTAGGTGTTTTTCCCTCAAGCAAGTTTTCTTCTTCTTGGATTCTGTTAAGTATTTCAAATGCATCAAATATAGCTAATTTTTTAGTAGCTGCTGCGTTTTTTAATCTATCAGCTGATACATCATCTTCTGTATTTGTAATAATCTTTTCTTCTGCTACTTTGATTAATTCATCAACTGCTTTTCGCCCAGCTTGGATTATACTCTTCTTCGTTTCCTTGATACTCATATTT